CTCCGCATCTCGACGCCTCTGCCGGGCAGTGACGGTTTTTCGATGCTGTTGCCGCACCAGCGGCTCGCGAGCATCGTCAACAGCCTGCACCCGACGGTTGAGGTGACGATCACGCCCGACGGCACGTCGGCCGTAATCCAGGCCAGCGGCGGCACGTGGCGGCTGCCGGTGGAGGATCACTTGGAGTACCCACGGGGCGAGGAGGTCGATCCGACGTGGATCGCTCACCTGCCAGCCGATCAGTTTCTCGCCCTTATGGGGTCAGTGAAGTTTGCCACCGACAACGAGTCGAGCCGTTACGCCATCGGTGGCGTGCTGATTGAGTGGGAGCGGACGGAAGAGGGCGGAATGTTGACGTTTGTCGGCACCGACGGCCGCCGCATGTGCGTTTCGCAGGCAGAGGTCAGCCAGGCCACGGACGACGCTAAGGTGATCGTGCCACGGGATGCCGTCGATTCGCTGTGCAAGCTGGCCAAGGGGGCCCAACTCGTGCAGCTGGGCTACGCGGGCAATCAGTTGGTGGCTGAGATCGACGACAACCGCGTCCATGCGGTGCTCGTGCAGGGCAATTTCCCACCGTGGACCGACGCCGAGCCCACTCGGACGGTCACGCCGTCGCTGGTCATCGTCGGGTCACTCCTGTCGGCCTGCAGGCAGGCGGCGATCTGTGAGAGCGAGGCGTCACGCGGCGTGACGTTCGCATTCACGAAAGAAGGGCTGCACCTGACAAGCCGCTCCGCAGAGGCGGGCGAAGCGTCTGTTACGTGCGACCTCGTCGAGGCCGGTCACGCGTGCAACGTGAAGCTCGACCCGCGTTTCGTGTGCGAGTGGCTGTCGTGCGGCTCGTTTGACTGGGCTGAGACTATCGAAGTCGAGGCCGAGGACGCGCAGTCGGCCGTGGTGCTCCGGGCACAAGACGCACGCTGCGTGATCATGCCGTTAGCGAAGGACTGATGGAGCGGGCACCACTGACAGAGGAGCAGTTTCGCCGCCTATGGGCGACTGCTCCGAGCATTGACGACATCGGCAGGCAGGCCGACATCTCGCGCGACATGGTCTACACCATGGCGAAGCGATACGGCCTGCCTGACCGACCTCGTGGCGTGCGGCCACCGAAGAAAGTCGATGTGCCATTGTTGTTTCGGCTGTGGAGCCAGCCATTGGAGATCCGCGAGATTGCCGAAGCCCTGGGGGTCGGCGAGTCATTCGTCGGAAAACTCGCAAGGCGATACAAGCTGCCAAAGCGGGCCACGCAAAAGGTCACAGACAACGGCATGCGGGTAGACGATCCCACGCCAGAGGAGATTGCCGAGAGGGCCGCATGGTGCAGGGCACGACGCCAGGAAGTCGCTGAACGCGAACGGGTCGAGATCAAGGCGTACCACTACGACAGTCACACAGGACTATTCACGGGGATAGACGCATGGGTCGCATGAGCAAGGCCAAGGGCAAACGAGGCGAGCGTGAGTGCGCATCCGAGCTAAGGGAGCTCTTGGGCTGCGATGCACGTCGAGGCGTGCAGTACCAAGGTGGGCCAGATAGCCCCGATGTGGTGCTCAAAGGGCTACGCATCCACGTCGAATGCAAGAGAGTCGAAAGGCTGGACCTGTATGGTGCAATGAGACAAGCGATAGACGATGCAGGTGATGACGTGCCAATCGTGTGGCACAGGAAGAACAACGAAGAGAGCGTGTGTGTCGTGCAAACGAGCGATTTGTTGCGATTGGCACGCGAGATAGTGGCCTCTCAGGATCATCGCAACACAGAGTCATAAAACCCTATAAAAATAGGGGTTTTCGTGCGTTGATGCTCAAAAAAGGCTTAAAAATAGGCCCAAAACGCACATGCCAGAGTGGCAGCACCCCCCCGTGGGGTAGGTTCTTCCGGCGGTTGGCAGCGGAAGCCTCAGCGGCGAGCCTACGCAAAATAACGTGTTTTTTAGCCTTGGGGTCTGATGGTTAGTCGCTCTGACAACAAACGACGCCAGGATGCTGCAAAGGCTCGCTACGACGACATCAAGCGTCGCACGGGTGAACGGTCCAAACGCGTGGCCGCAGCCGGCCGCGACATCGGCTCCATCCCGCCGCCCAAAGAGAAGGCCCGGCGCGAGGCGAGCCGGCAGGATTTCCGCCTCTTCTGTGAGACCTACGCGGCAGAGGCGTTCCCCCTGGCGTGGTCGCCGGATCACCTGCGGGCTATTGCCAAGATCGAGGGGGCGGTGCTGCGGGGCGAGCTCTTCGCCTTCGCGTTCCCGCGAGGCTCGGGCAAAACCACGATGGCCGAGTGGGCCTGCATCTGGGCCATGCTTTACGGCCACCGCAAGTTCGTGATGTTGATCGGGTCCGACCAGGCCATCGCCTGCCAGATGCTCGACAGCATCAAAACCAACCTGGAGCAAAACGACCTCCTCCTCGAGGACTTCCCGGCGGCATGCTTCCCTATCCGGGCCATGGAGGGGATCACGCGTCGAGCACAGGGCCAGACGTGCGAAGGCGAGCCGACGCATATCGAATGGACCGCCGATCAGATCACGCTACCGTGGATCGCTGGGGCCGAGTCAGCCGGTGCCGCCGTGCGGGTGGCGGGCATCACGGGCCGCATCCGAGGCATCCGTCACACGCGGCCCGACGGGGCGACCGTGCGGCCGTCGCTGGTGCTGATCGACGACCCGCAGACGGACGAGTCGGCGGCATCGCCGTCGCAGGTGGCGACCCGCGAGAAGATCCTCAGCGGGGCGATCCTCGGCCTCGCCGGGCCGGGGGCGCGGATCGCCGGTCTCTGCACGATCACCGTCATCCGGCCCGACGACCTGGCCGACCGGCTCCTCGACCGGGCCAAGCATCCCAGTTGGCAAGGCGAGCGGACGATGCTCGTATACGAATGGCCCAAGGCCGAGGAGTTGTGGGGGCAGTACGCGGAGACGAGGCGGCAGGGCCAGCGTGACGGGCAGGGCACGCAGGCGGCGGACGACTTCTATGTAGCTAACCGGGCCGCGATGGACGATGGGGCGCGGGTCGCGTGGCCCGAGCGAAAGAACCCGGAGGAGTTGTCGGCGATCCAGCACGCCTGGAATCTGCGGATCGACCGGGGCGAGTCGGCTTTCTTTGCCGAGTACCAGAACCAGCCGTTGGCCGACGACATCGCTAGCGACAAGCTCGACAAGCGGTCGCTCGCTCTGCGGGCCATCAACGTGCCGAGGGGCGTGGTGCCGAGCGGACACAACACGCTGACGGCGTTCGTGGACGTGCAGGAAAAACTCCTCTTCTGGCTGATCGCGTCGTGGTCGGAGTCGTTCGGCGGCCACGTCGTGGCCTACGGGGCTTACCCGGATCAGGGGTCGAGTTTCTACGAAGCGGCCCACGCGAAACGGACGCTGGCGGCGGCGGCGAAGGGTGCCGGGTTTGAAGGTGCGTTGCGGGCCGGCCTCGACACGGTGGCGCGGCAGCTGCTGTCGGCGGACTGGACGCGGCAGGACGGGGCCAAGCTGCGAATCGACCGCATGCTCGTCGATGCCAACTGGGGCCAATCGACATCCGTCGTGCGGACGTTTGCCAAGCAATCCGACTTTGCGGCCCAGATCTACCCGAGCCACGGCCGGTTCGTTGGTGCGTCATCGCAGCCCATGACGGAGAAGACCAAGCATCGCGGCGACAAGCTCGGCCTCAACTGGCGGATCGGCAAGCTCGGCGACACCGATCACCGGTCGGCGTTGTACGACGTGAACTTCTGGAAGTCGTTTTGCGCCGCCCGGCTGCGGCTGGCCATCGGCGATCCCGAGGCCATGACACTGCACCAGGGCGAGCACGACATGCTCCTCGAGCACCTGACAGCGGAGTACCCGGTGCGGACGGAAGCCCGTGGCCGGGTGGTGGACGAGTGGAAGGTGCTGGGCCGTGATAACCACTGGTGGGACTGCCTCGTCGGTGCGGCTGTCGCCGCAAGCATCACGGGCCTGCAGCCGACGGCGACCGAGGCCGGGGGGCGGCGGCGAAGAAAGGCCGAGATCCCGACCGGTGCCGGCGGACGGAAAACAATCACCGTGCGGAGGCTCGGGGCATGAACCAGATCACGATTGCCAACCTCGACGGCCTGGAGCCGAGCGACTGCCTGGCCATTTGCTACCGGCTGACCAAGGCGGGCAGCGAGTGGCAGCGAGAGGTCCGGGGCGTGCTAGAGGGCAGCGTCAGCAGTTGCACTCCGGTTGCCTTGTGGCACGACGACGGTGCTCTCGTGGGCTGGGCGTGCTCGCATGACTGGCGTGAGATGCAGACGCTCGAGCAGTTCACTGACGAGCGGCATCGCGGGCGTGGCATCGGCACGGCACTGGCTGCGGCCCTGATGGGTGCGTGCGTGATCGACCCCACGCAGGCCGTCGCCGTGTTCGGCGAACAGACCGAGCGGCTTGCGGGGCGGCTCGGCATGCGACCGATTCGCTATGAGCGAAGCGGCTCAGAGTGGGTGGTTGCCTAACCATACCCCCTGCGGGATAGCCCCTCTGGCCCCGTACCGTCGCCCGTATGAGCGACGAAGTCTCGGACGCGTTGAAGGCGGCAGCACAGCAGCCGAAGCGCGTCCGCACCGACGCAGGTGAGGTGGAGGCCCACGATCTGGAGCAACAGATCGCGGCCGACAAGTACCTCGCCAGCAAGGGTGCGGTGGGAAACTCCCACCGAGGGCTTCGGTTTAGCCGAATCATCCCGCCGGGCACGATTTGATGGGCCTCTTCGGCACCCTCTTTCGAGGCCAACAGAAGCCCCGCCCGGCGGCTGCGCCCGTGGTGCGTGCCAAGTACGACGCGGCAGAAAAGTCTGACGATTACCGGCACTGGGCCAACGCCGACGCATTTGCGGCAGATGCCGCCCTGTCACCGATGGTGCGGCGGACCCTGCGGAATCGGGCCCGCTATGAGCGTGCGAATAACTCCTGGCTCGCTGGTATCTCGTCCACGCTGGGCTACTCGCTGATCGGCACCGGCCCCCGGCTGCAGCTGCAGAGCGGCGACGTTGAGACCGACCGCCAGATCGAGCGGCTCTTCTTCGATTGGGGCTGGGCCATCGACCTGCCGGCCAAGCTGCGAACCATGCGCGAGGCGCTCGTCACCGACGGCGAAGCGTTCGCCATGATGATCACCAACCAGCGCGTTCCGGGGGGCGTGAAGCTCGACCTACGGCTCGTCGAGGCCGAGATGGTCGCGACGCCGACGGAGTTGATGAGCCAGACCATTACGCCGGAAGGCAACGTGGTAGACGGCATCGAGTTCGACGCCGTCGGCAACGTGGTCGCCTACCAAGTGCTCTCATTCCATCCGGGGGCAAACTACCGCGTCAACACGCTGGATTTCCGGCGGGTGCCGGCGGCCCAGATGATCCACTGGTTCCGGCGGCAACGGCCTGGCCAACATCGCGGCGTGCCCGAGGTGGCCCCCGCGCTCAAGCTCTTTGCCAACCTGCGACGGTACACCGAGGCCGTGATCGCTGCGGCCGAAACGGCGGCCGACCTAGCGGCGTTCATTCACAGCAATTCGCCGGCAGCAGAGGTGGACGAGGTTGATGCGTTCGCCGCTCTGGAAATCCAAAAGCGGACGCTCACCACGCTGCCCGAGGGTTGGGACATCTCGCAGTTGAAGGCAGAACAGCCGACGACGCAGTACCCGGCCTTCGTGCGGTCGATCCTCAACGAGATCGCTCGCTGTCTCTCCATTCCATTTAACGTCGCCGCACTCAACAGTGAGGGCTACAACTACGCCTCGTCTCGCATGGACTGGCAAGTGGCCGGCATGCACGAGCGCGTTGACCGCGACCAGATCGAGCGGGCCATGCTCGACCGGGTGCTCGAGGCCTGGGTCAACGAAGCCACCCTCGCAGGCGTGCTGCCCGAGGATGCCCCGCCGTTCTCTGAATGGAACTGGGCGTGGCAGTGGGACGGCAAAGACCACGTTGACCCCAACAAAGAGGCGATGGCGGCCGAGACCCGTATCCGCACGCTGACCACGTCGCTGGCCCGCGAGTACGCGAAGGCTGGCCTCCAGTGGGACGTGGAACTGCGGCAGATCGCTGCCGAGCGGGCGTTGATGCGTGAGCTCGACCTCGCGCTGCCCGAAGTCGGGCCGCAGCAGCCGCAGCCGGTCGCCCCAGATGAGGCCGACGCATGAGAGACCTCGACTACATCGACGACGACGACGACACCCCGGTGGAGTTCCTTTGATGA